TATGGTGATATTGTAATCTGTTGTGATTCCAGACATTATTGGCGTAGAGAAATATTTCCAAATTACAAATCAGGTAGAAAGAAAACAAGAGAATCTGATTCACATGATTGGGATAATATCTTTACAATCTTTAATAAAGTACGGGATGAATTAAAAGAACATATGCCTTGGAAAGTATTAGACGTTTATGGTGCAGAGGCAGATGATATTATTGCAACATTAGTCAAAGAAAGTTCAGAGAAGGTCTTAATATTAAGTGGTGATAAAGACTTTATACAATTACAAAAGTATGACAATGTAAGACAATATGCTCCCATTCAAAAGAAGTGGGTTAATGGTGTGGATCCAAAAAGATATATTAAAGAACATATCTTAAAGGGTGATCGTGGTGACAGTATTCCAAACTTCTTATCTCCTGATGATACATTTATCAATGGTATTCGTCAGAAACCGATAAACAAAAAGAAGTTGGATTATTGGATTGATAGTGATCCAAAAGGATTCTGTAACGAATATCAGTTCAGAAACTTTCAACGAAATCAGCGACTTGTGGATTTCGACTATATACCTAAAGAGGTAGAAGAAAATATCTTGTCAGAATATAACAGTGTAAAACCTGCCGGACGACATAAGATATTAAACTACTTTATTAAATTTAAACTAAAAGACCTAATTGGTCAAATACAGGAGTTTTAAAAATGGCATTTGATGAAGACGGAAAGTTCGGACCAACCCTAACATTCCATGAAATATTATTAAAAGTAAATAACGCAAAAGATAAACCAAAGAAGTTAAAGGTTTTACAACACTACGATACCGCAGAATTAAGAATGGTTCTAAAAGCAGGTTTCGATCCAAAAATTGAGTGGTTATTACCAGAAGAAAGACCACCGTATCAGGAAAACGAGGGACCAGAAGGTACCGAACACACATATCTCAAACGAGAAGCAAGAAGATTATATCATTTTATCAAAGGTGGTAATCCAAATCTATCTCAAAACAAACGAGAAGCAATGTTCGTTCAAATATTAGAAGGTCTAACAAAAGAAGAAGCAGACCTTTTAATTGCCGCAAAAGATAAACAATTGAATAAAAAATATAAGGGTTTGACTGCCAATTTAGTCAAAGAAGCGTTCAATTGGAATGATAACTTTATGAAAAAGTAAGTAAAATCGGGCATTTTAGGTGCGACAATATTGACCAATTTTACCCTTGACTACTTCATACTATCCTGATAAGGTATAGATATGAAAACGAAATATAAGATTATGTACAAAGAACACGGTTCTAATAATTGGGCATACGGTGTATTACCGTATAAACAAGTGATGAAAGTTAAAAATCATTTGATTGATAACTACATTGCTTCAGATATCAAAATATTTGAAACAGTGGATAACAGATGTGTATTCAACGCAATTAATCTTATTGACATGAAGGAGGTCGCATAATGAGTAAAGTGAAAGATTGGTTATATGATGTAGTCGAAGAAAAGATTAACATCTTAAAAAAGGCATATAAAGATGAGATTGTCACTAAAGATGAGGCAATCAATCATATTATGCAAATTCAAAACATCGATGTTTGGGTTGGTGATGAGGTAGATTATTCTATCGCCTCTGAAATCCTTGACGGTGAAATGGTAGGTGTATATGCCTAATTTTAAAGTAACTTGGTTATCTGGTTATGGTGATGCCGATGGCACATCTCAGGTTGTTTCTTTCGATGAAATGAAAGATTTTGGTTTAGATGCCTACATGGGTGACGATTGGGAAAGAGATTTTCTGATGTTAAATGTAGGTGAAGAACTACTTGTTGGTGGTCCTTGTGGACTTGAAGAAGTGAAATACGAGAGATTGTCTATATGAACAATTGGATCAAAAACTCAGTAATGACCGCCATCATCTTATTTTTCTTTGTGATGTTTTGGGAATTGACACTAGGCAAAAATGCAAAAGCACAAACTTACAATGAGGCAGTTCTCGGTCATATCATTACTGAAAACATTCGTGGTGGAATTGACAATGAGGCAGTATTAGAAGCAGAAATGCAACGTGCCGCCTATATGTTTGCAATTCAGTCTATTAACATTTTAGAATCTTATCTACCTGCAATTTTAGATGGTGTTAAACGTGACATGGAAATTACAGTGGAGGAGAAATATAAACAAATATTAACAGATTAGGAGTTATTATGGTTTGGACAAATATATTTTTATTATTTAATTTAACAGTTTTAGTATTAATCGCAGTAATGGTTTATGCCATCGGAGAAAAAATAAGTGAGTATGACAAAGAGAAAAAGTAAAAAGTTTAAAGAAGACGTACCTGAAATACCATTTACCTATGACTTCTATTTGGTGTATTGGGAAGATATTCAAAGTGATAGTGGTTGGCGTGATATGAAAGATATTATCAATTCTAAACCTGCAACCTGTGTATCAACAGGATGGTTAGTAAGAGCAGATCGAAAAGTTCATGTTTTAATGAGTGATTATTCTTATGATGATAAGGGAGAACTTGCAGATGGTGGTAATACAACAGTTATTCCAACAAAGAACGTCATACAAAAATACAAGATAGAGGGACTTTGAACAATAATTATTTTTATGTAGGAACATTTTTTGCCATTCTTATTATCTCCATTCTATACCACGGTTATGGTAAGGCAGATGTCTATGTTCCAAAAGATAACGACTTAGATTGTCTGGCACAAAACATTTATTTTGAGGCAAGATCAGAATCACAAGCAGATCAAATTGCAGTTGGTCAAGTAGTTTTAAATCGTGTCAAAAGTTCAAAATATCCAAATACTATTTGTGAAGTAGTTCGTCAAGGACCAACTTACAATTGGACAGAGAATTTTCCTGTTCGACACAAATGTCAATTCAGTTGGTATTGTGATGGCAAATCAGATAAGATAAGAGATATCAGCGCCTGGAGAACTGCGAAATCAATTGCAGGTGTTCTTTTATCAATGCCTGATATGGTTCCAAATGTTGTAGAAGACGCAACACACTATCATGCTTATTATGTGAAACCCCATTGGGCAGACTATTTAGAACGAGTGGTAAGAATTGATGGACATATATTTTATAGAATGATTAATGAATAATCCAATCGGCAAATATCTAGTTCACTCCTATATCTATTATCAATTAGATAATTCAGTCATTAGTGATGGTGATTATGATAAGATGGCTAACTATATTTTAGAACATTATGATGAATTAGAACACCCACATAAACATTTAATTTCTAAAGACGCATTAATGGCAGGTACTTTTTTACTTTCCGAAGATGACTATCCAACAATTGTAAAAGATACTGCAAAAATGATGAAGAATGGAAAGATTATTGACAAAACATCTGAAACCTGATATAATAGACCCATATGAACGTATTTTACTTAAATAAAGACCCTAAAATTTGTGCCCAAGAACATTGTGACAAACACGTGGTAAAGATGATTGTTGAGTATGCACAAATATTATCTACTGCCCATCGAATGATTGATGGCACTAAATATATTGGTACTTCCAAAACAGGAAGAAAAGTAACCCGATATAAACTATCTGATAATTTAGAAAACATTGTTTACAAAGCGTGTCATTTTAATCACCCTTCTACTGTTTGGGCTCGTACTTCTTCTCAACACTATGAGTGGTTGTTCGAATTGTGGCGTGAACTATCAGCAGAGTATCGACATCGATATGGAAAACAAAAAGGCAAAGATCACTCCAGCTGGACATTGCTCGGTGACATACTAAACAAAACTCCCAAAAATTTAGAAGACAAAGGTTTCTCAGAACCACCACAGGCAATGAAGAAGTTTCCTGAATGTATGGTTGAAGGTAATTCCATACAGGCATATAAAAATTACTATATAATCGCAAAGAAAGAATTTGCAAAATGGACAAATCGACAGATTCCAGAATGGTACACACATGGTATTACAACCTAAATTATTAGAAGTTATAAGAAAATATACAGACAGAGATTTAAATTTAGAAACTCATTTTATTGATGAGTTAGCCTTTGATAGTTTAATGGTTGTAGAGTTTATTATGGATTTAGAAGAAACTTTTGATATAGATATTACAGATGATGAAGTATCAAAAATATTTCAAGTAAAACATGCAGTAGAATTATTAGAGAGAAAATTAAATGCCAACGTATAGATTTAAAAATCATAAGACAGGTGAAGTATGGGAAGAATTAATGATGATTGCAGAAATGGAAGAATTTACGAAACAGAAACACATTGAATTATTACCACCAACACAAATGAATATTGTTTCAAGTGTTGGTACACTTGATAGTAAAACAGATTCTGGTTGGAAAGAAACACTGTCTAAAATCAGTGAAAAACATC